CCTAAAGCACTATCAGCACTTGTTCGTAACTGTGTAAACATGTTTGGTGATTTTAATATCGGCATGATTGCAACTAATCACACATACGCATCACAAGATATGTTTGATCCAGATGATAAGATTTCAGGCGGTCAAGGCTTTATCTATGCATCAAGTATCGTTATCGCAATGCGTAAACTAAAACTGAAAGTAGATGCAGATGGTAACAAAACATCACAAGTACATGGTATTAGAGCGGCATGTAAAGTAGTAAAGACACGCTACAGTAAGCCGTTCGAAAGTGTACAAGTTGAGATTCCATATGAAACAGGTATGTCTCCTTATTCTGGGTTGATTGAATTCTTTGAAGCAAAAGGTCTACTAGTAAAACAAGGCAATCGTTTAAAATATATCACCAAGTCTGGTGAAGAGATTATTGAATTCCGTAAAAACTGGACAGATGAAAAGCTAGACATCGTTATCAATGATTGGAATAACGAAGATTTAGATGCCGAAGAGCATGGTCTTGAGTCACTTGAAGTTGATGCAAATGGCGAGATTATCGATGAAAACGTAGAAGTTAATGAGGCATAATAATGACTAAGTACTATTCGACAAAGACTTATGGTCATAACATTGGACTATCGGCTGTTTTTAGACAGCCGTTAGCACACTCTCATTGCAAATTCTTGCATGGGTACAGCTTACAATTTAAGTTTATTTTTGGTTGCGAAGAACTAGATGAACGCAATTGGGTAGTAGACTTCGGTGGACTTAAACCACTAAAAAAATGGTTAGAGGATAGCTTTGATCATAAAGTAGTGGTTGACAGGGAAGACCCAATGTTGTATAAGTTAAGTGAACTAGAATCATGTGGACTTGCAGAACTTACATTATTTGATGGTGTAGGGGTTGAAAAGTTCGCAGAACATGCACATAAGTTTGCAGACCAACTAGTTCGTGAAATGACAAATAACCGATGTTACTGTGTAAGTGCAGAATGTGCTGAACATGGAAGTAACTCAGCAATTTTTGAGGCGTAAAAATAAAATGGCAGCAGTAGACGCAGAAGTAATTTTTGATATTTGGGAAGCATTCAAGCCACTAGTACCTGCAAAGGAACGTATGGCGGCGGCAGAGCGATTGATTAAACTATGTGATGATGTAGGATTTCAAAAAACGGATATCGCAGACATGGCAGAGAACGATAAGATTCTCGAAACTGCGTTTGACATTTATTTTCAAGATGATGAAGATGAATATGACGAAGACGATATGGACGATTATGAATAATGAGTTGGTATCGTAAAATTGTAGCTGACTGGAACTCTATTCCTGCTTGCTTGGATCATTTTGAAAAAGAACTGAGTGAAGCAAGATTTGAAGTAAAAGTTCAGGGCAACATTGAAAAAAATGCCACTGAATTACCTGCTTTTGTAGAGTATCGTTTTGGTCAGCTACAAGAAATAGAAGCAATTCTAGAACATCTAAATATACAGTTACGTAAAAAGAGAAGTGAATATTTGCGTAAATATTTAGAAAATTATAACAAGGCACTTAGTAGTAGAGATGCTGAAAAGTACGCAGATGGGGAAGCAGAAGTCGTAGCTATTTCAGAACTTATCAACCAAGTTGCATTAATGCGTAACCAATACCAGGGTATAACTAAAGGTTTTGAAATTAAACACTTTCAGTTAAGTAATATTATTAAGCTACGTGTAGCTGGTATGGAAGATGCAGACATAAACAATAGATATTAAGATAGGAGCAATGTTGTTAAATACATTGCAATTTCGGAGAAGAGTATAAATGGGAATTCAAGTAGTCAAACGTGACGGCGACAGAGAAGAACTAGACCTAGAAAAAATGCACAAGGTCGTGTTCTTTGCATGTGACGGTATCGCTGGCGTATCACCAAGTGAGGTAGAAATTAAATCTCACATTCAGTTTTACGACGGTATCACAAGTTCAGAGATTCAAGAGACACTTATTAAGTCGGCTGCCGACTTGATTAGTGAGGATACCCCTAATTATCAGTGGGTAGCTGGCAATCTAGTGAACTATCATTTGCGAAAGATGGTATATAATAGTTTCGAACCATGTCACATTTTAGACCTAGTGAAGAAGAATGTAGAACGAGGGTTCTATGATCCGTCATTACTTGAAGACTATTCAGTAGATGAATGGGAAACCATTAATAACTATATTAAGCATGACCGTGATTTTAATATTTCATACGTAGGCATGGAACAGTTCCGTGGTAAGTATCTAGTACAGAACCGTGTAACTAAAGATGTATTTGAAACTCCACAAATGGCATATATGCTAATTGCAGCAACACTATTCTCAAGCTATCCGAAAGAAACAAGAATAAAGTGGGTAAAAGATTACTATGATGCAACTAGTAATTTTGATATCTCACTCCCAACCCCAGTAATGGCAGGCGTTCGCACGCCACAGAGACAATTTTCCTCCTGTGTTCTAATTGAGACTGGTGACTCGCTTGATTCAATCAATGCGACATCTAGTTCGATTGTTAAGTATGTCTCACAGAAAGCTGGCATAGGTGTTAATGCTGGCGCTATTCGTGCGATTAATTCTCCAATTCGTAATGGAGATGCGTCCCATACTGGAGTTATCCCTTTTTATAAAATGTTCCAAGCGGCTGTTAAATCATGTTCACAGGGTGGTGTTCGTGGTGGTGCCGCAACTCTATACTATCCGCTTTGGCATTATGAAGTTGAAGACCTACTTGTTCTAAAGAACAATAAAGGTACAGAAGATAATCGTGTACGTCACTTAGACTACGGTGTACAGTTTAACAAGCTAATGTATGAACGTTTAATGACAGGCGGCAACATTACTCTATTCTCACCTAATGATGTCCCAGGACTATACGAAGCATTCTTTGCTGACCAAGATAAGTTCCGTGAACTATATGAGAAAGCAGAACGTAAAACATCTATTCGTAAGAAGTCAATTCCAGCTATCGATTTGTTCTCTGCATTTATGAATGAGCGTAAGAACACTGGGCGCATCTATCTAATGAATGTTGACCACGCAAATGACCATGGTTCATTTAAACCTGATCTAGCTCCTATTCGTCAATCAAATCTTTGCTGTGAAATCAATCTACCAACAAAACCACTAAATCACATCTTTGATGAAGAAGGTGAAATCTCACTATGTACACTAAGTGCTATCAATTGGGGCAATATTAAATCTCCAGCTGATTTTGAAAAGCCGTGTGAACTAGCGGTTCGAGGACTTGATGCGCTACTTGACTATCAAAAATATCCAATTCTTGCAGCAGAGTTATCTACTAACAAGCGTAGACCTCTAGGTGTGGGCATTATTAATTTTGCATATTGGTTAGCGAAGAATGATACAAATTATTCAAATCCAAATCTCGAATTAGTAGATGAATGGGCAGAAGCATGGTCGTACTTTTTAATTAAAGCATCGAACAATATTGCAAAAGAACAAGGTAAATGTTCTGGCACAGACGAAACACGTTACGGCGATGGAGTAGTTCCAATGGACACACGTAAGCTAGATGTTGATGAACTTGCACCATATGTTGAACGTCAAGATTGGGCGACACTACGTGCAGACTTAAAAGAGCATGGTATTCGTAACTCAACTGTGATGGCTCTTATGCCAGCAGAAACATCAGCACAGATTTCTAACTCTACAAACGGCATTGAGCCTCCACGCTCACTAGTGTCAGTTAAGCAATCTAAGCATGGTGTTCTAAAGCAAGTTGTGCCGGGTATTCATAAGCTAAAGAACAAATACGAATTGCTATGGGATCAACAGTCACCAGAAGGGTATCTAAAGATTATGGCAGTTCTACAGAAGTATATCGACCAAGGTATCTCAGTAAACACTTCATACAATCCAGTATTCTTTGATGAAGAAAAGATTCCTATGTCAGTTATGCTACAGCATCTTATCATGTTCTACAAGTATGGCGGTAAGCAGTTGTATTACTTTAATACATTTGACGGTCAAGGAGAGATTGACGTATCGAAACTAATGGACGAACCACTAGCACAGTCAGAAATTGACGATGATGATTGTGATGCATGTGTGATATGATAGTAATAGAGAATGAACATTCTCCAAGCGGCCTTGAGGTGTTCTTTAGAGACAATTACGAAAACCTTCTACGAGAGGTTATAAG